AAAAGTTTACAACGTTAATTTTAATTTAGGTACAGGTCCTTGGATTAACTTTCAAATCAAAGATGAGTTTAATCCAATGCACAGTCATTCAGGAATGATTAGTGCAGTAGTCTATATAGATGTACCAGAAGTTATTGCTAACGAGGAATATACAAAAGACACTAACATGAACTGTCCTGGACAGATAGAGTTTTTGTACGGTCCTGATGTCGTTGGTGCAAACGGAACACATAAGATAATACCAAAGACTGGTGACTTCTTATTGTTTCATGCAGGACTTAAACATACGGTATATCCATTCAAGAGTGATGTTACTAGAACTAGCATGAGCTTTAATGTAATGGGTATGGAATAGAAAGGAACGAATAATGACAGAGTTTACACAAGGAATACAAGGAGCATTTAAAAGACTGCTTACTGGTTCTAGTCTGACATTAGCAATAGTCTATACACTAGGACACGTAATAATTGCTATGACTGTGGTTAGTATATTTACAGGTGCTAGTTTATTCGAAGCAGGTACAGTAGCACTTATTGAACCTTCGATAAACGGTGTATGGTTTTATATCTTACACACAGGTTGGAAAAAACTAAAAGGAATATAAATGAGCAACTTAATACCCATGGTAGTCGAGTCTACCAACAAAGGCGAAAGAGCATACGACATTTACAGTCGTCTATTAAAAGATAGGATTGTAATGTTGAATGGTCCTGTCGACGACAATAGTGCAAACGTTGTAGTTGCACAGATGCTTTTCTTAGAAAGTGAAGCACCGGATAAAACAATTAACTTCTACATCAATAGTCCAGGTGGGGTTATTACTAGTGGTATGAGCATATATGATACTATGCAATATATCAAGAGTGATGTTAGCACAATAGTATTAGGACAGGCTTGTAGCATGGGGTCATTCCTTGCACAGGCAGGTGCACCTGGCAAACGTATTCTACTACCTAATGCACGTACAATGATACACCAACCAAGTGGTGGTGCTCAAGGTATGGCAAGTGATATTGAAATACGTTATAAAGAGATACAATATTTAAAAGAACATTTAACAAGACTGTATGTCAAACATAACACAGCAGGTAAGACATATGAAGACTTTGAACGTGACATGGATCGTGATAAGTTTATGACTGCCGAAGAAGCTATTGCATACGGACTTGCAGATAAGATCGAGGAGAAACGTAAGTGATCATTTGGGGTATAGTTGGAAACAGTCATGACGCAAGTGTGGCAGTCTTTGAGGAAGGACCGTTCAAGGATTTAAAATGTCGTTGGGCAGGACTATCAAAAGACTTCAGTGGCATAGAACACGACCCGCATTTAAATTATGATATGCTACAACATATCACAATCACAGAAGGACTACCTCGACCAGATAAAATTGTTTGGTATGAAAAACCTTGGCTTAAAAGTTTACGTCAATTACAAGCAGGTCAAGGTTGGTTGTTTGGCGAGAACAACATTAAAAGATATCTAAGCAAATGGAATCTATATCAACCTATAAAGTATGTTAGACATCATAGAGCACACGCGGCATATGGTTACTACACTAGCGGATTAGAAAATGCAACAATAATATGTTTGGATTCAATAGGTGAGTATGAAACGTTTACTGTATGGATGGGTGAAGGTAATAAACTAAAACAGATCTATTCACAAAGCTATCCACATAGTGTTGGATTATTTTATAGTGCAATGACACAAAGACTAGGACTACAAGCTAACAGAGATGAGTATCTAGTTGAACCTATGGGTAGAGATATTTCTACACAAGAGAACTTACAACTTGTTAATGATATGATAGAAACGTTTATACAAGATCCACTAGACGGATCAGTTCCAGGTGTTAAGTTTAAACATAACTTACACAAAGGTGCAAATTGGTATAAGCCTGAATTGTATACAAAAAATGATATGAGCAGACTAGCCAATGCTACTCAATTTGTTTTTGAATTAATGGTTAAGTCAACTAGTAAGTGGTGCTTGAAAACGTTGCCAAGTCATAACTTAATCTTAACGGGTGGTTGTGCTTTAAATAAGGTGGCTGTAGACGGTATTAGAAAGAAATGGAACAATATATACGTTCCTAAGAATCCTGGAGATCCAGGTAGTTGTGTTGGTGCTGTTTTGGCATTGAACAACAAACACATTGACTTTGATGATAAAATATGGTATAATAAGGTATGAAGCAAAACACTGACTATGGAATAGAGATCCAAAAAACTTATTTGGAAATTATGTTAAGCGATGCACAAACATTTGTGCGTTGTCAAGGTATCTTTGATCCACAGAACTTTGATCGTAAGCTACAACCAACAGCCGAGTTTATAAAGAACTTTGTTGATGAACACAATACACTTCCTACAGAAAAGATTGTTAATAGTGCTTGTACACAAACTAAACTAGAAGTTCCAACAGGACTTAATGATCAACATTATGATTGGTTGCTTAATGACTTTGAAACTTTTAGTAGACATAAAAGTTTAGAACGTGCTATATTAGAAAGTGCAGACTTACTTGAAAAGGGTGAGTATGGTCCAGTTGAAACTAAGATCAAAGAAGCAGTACAGATAGGTTTACAAAAAGACTTAGGTATAGATTACTTTGCAGATCCTAAAGGTAGACTTATGGGATTAAAAGATAACAATGGACAAGTAAGTACTGGTTGGGAGAGCTTAGATAAGAAACTGTTTGGTGGCTTTAACAAAGGTGAGCTAAACATTTTTGCAGGTGGTTCGGGTGCAGGTAAGAGTTTGTTCTTAGCAAACTTAGGTTGCAACTGGGCATTGAATGGAATGAACGTTGTATATTTGACACTAGAATTAAGTGAGAACTTGGTTGCTATGAGAGTTGATAGTATGATGACTGATATTCCAAGCAGAGAAATATTTAGAGATCTTGATACTGTTGAAATGAAAGTTAAGATGGCAGGCAAGAAAGCAGGATCGTTTCAGATCAAGTATATGCCAAGTGGTAAGACAGCAAACGACATAAGAAGTTTTATTAAAGAATATGAAGTTAAGAACAACAGAAAGATTGATGTTATACTAGTTGATTACTTAGACTTGTTGATGCCAATGAGTAAGAAAGTAAGTCCAAGTGATTTATTTGTTAAGGATAAGTTTGTATCAGAAGAACTTAGAAACTTGGCAATGGAACTACAAATAATATTTGTTACTGCATCGCAGTTGAACAGAGCTAGTGTTGAAGAGATTGAATTTGATCATTCGCATATTGCAGGAGGCTTGAGTAAGATACAAACAGCAGATAACGTGATTGGTATCTTTACAAGTAGAGCTATGCGTGAACGTGGTAGGTATCAGATACAGTTAATGAAGACTAGAAGCAGTAGTGGTGTAGGTGCAAAGATAGATTTAGAATTTGATATAGACTGTTTGCGTATTACTGATCTTGCAGAAGATGAAGACAACAGTTACGGACAGTCAACAACTGCAAGTGTTATGGCAGGACTAAAAAGAACTAGTAGTGTTACACAAGACAAAGAACCTGACACTCCAAAAGATCCTTCACAGGGGGAAATAGTAAAGCCTATAAGAGCTGAAACTGACTCAACTAAATTGAGATCATTCTTAGCAAACCTAGGTAACGACGAGGAGGAATAACATGAGCGGTCAGCGGCGTTTTCTAAAAACGTGGGCTCGTACAGTTGGTATGCCAATAGGTATCAACGATGAAGACACTCCCGAATTTTTACCAGTACCAATGAAAGATGTAAAGAAGGCACTAGCGGCGAGAACGTTTTGGATTGTGTTACATATAGTAACTTGTATTTTTATTATAGCTGGTAACGGCAAAGTATTAGGTTGGTGGTAATGAGAACATTATATATATTTGGTGATTCATTTACAGTAGACTACAAGACTGATTGGACTTGGACTAGGCAACTAGCAAGTAAGCTACGAGTAGATGCTATGCTTAATGATAGTATCATTGGCTGTAGCAACGAATGGATCATGCACAAGGTTAAAGAGCAACGTGAGAAACTTACTAAAGATGATATAGTTGTAGTTGTATTAACAAGCCCATATAGATATTGGTTCTTCAAAGACAAGCCTGAACTATCCAACTACCGTATTGCTAATTGGGATAACTTCGCCTCAGAGAACGAAAAGGGTCACGTAGATGCTGTTATGGGTTATGTGAATTACTTACAAAGAGACGAACTAGATTCATTTAGAGTGGAGCAACAGGTAGCTTGGCTTAAAGAACTTAAACGTAACATAGGGTTTACACTACTGTTGGTACCAGGCTTTACAGTAGACATAGACTACACAGACATTATAAAAGTGTATGGCGATATGACTGGTAGTGTTAGTAACGCAGAGTTTGTATCACAGAAAGATGATGAGCAATGGTATAGCGATGGCATTGATACACGTTACAATCATATGATAAAAAGCAATCACGAGATAATGGCTGACAAGTGTGTTAACAGTATACTAACAGGCAACACATTAGATCTAGCAACAGGCTTTGAGCGACACGTTCTAAGAGGACATGAACGTATGACAGCTACTAAACATATAGGTCCTCAGTTAGTAGAAACACATAAAAAACTTTACCAAGATCAGCCCAAAGGCATCAAGCATTGGCTCGGCAAATGATAAATATACTTTTAGTATGCAGAGACGTGTTACTAAAAAGTTCACAATAAACGGGTCTTCCATGCCAGACGTAGAGCTGGTAGCAATAATGGATAAGGCCTTAAAGCAACCTTCGTCCTCCACATATAAAGTTAAAGTCGACAATCAACGTTGGGATCTACAATATAAATTATTGTGGACCGATCACATCAATACAATACCTCATTGGGATAAACTTGTTTACAAGTATAACAAGAAGTCTGACGAATTTGTATTTCATAAAAAAAGGAAAAGAAAATGACACAACTAATCAACCCGACCAAGTTCACCCACTCCACTGGCCTTCTTAGGTCATTTTTTTTGGATAAAGGATTTGAAGAAGTCCATACCCAGAACAGACTATCAATACTAGCGGCGTGTGAAGATCCATTTAACGTAGCTACATATAACTACGCAGGCCAAGTATGGCCCTTGCCACAGACAGGCCAAATGTGGTTAGAACATGAATTACTTTCCAAGCCCGATGCAAAGGGCTTTTTTTGTATCTCCACTTCCTATAGACAAGAGCCAAATGCAATCCCAGGCAGACATGATATTATATTTCCTATGTTTGAATTTGAGATGCCAGGTGACATAGATGATCTTAAGAAGATGGAATATGAACTATGCCAACACTTGGGATTTAAGATGCCTACTGAAAAGACTTATGCTGAATGGCAACAACACTACGGACTAGCAGATGATTATGAAATGACTGCTGATGAAGAAACTAAGATGCACGAAGAGTTTGGTACTACAATGATCACAGACTTTCCAGAACTAACAAGTCCATTTTGGAACATGAGTAGGAATGCTGATGGCAAGACTGCAAAGAAGATAGATGTTATACTAGGCGGTATGGAAACAATAGGTAGTGCAGAACGTAGTTGCGATGTAGACATGATGCGTGATACATTCCATAGTATTACAGATGGTGCATACAGTAAACTACTTTACGAACTGTTTGGTAAGGAACGTGTTGAAGCAGAGCTAGAGAAGTTCTTAGAGTTTGAATTCTTTCCAAGAGTTGGTGGCGGAATTGGAATGACTAGAATGATAGCGGCCTTAGAGAAACACTGGAAAGACTAGAGTTTATTCTGGGGTGGTGAAATTGGTAAACACGCACAACTGTTTATTGTGTGCCAGAAATGGTTTGTAGGTTCGAGTCCTACCCCCAGAGCCAAAAGAACAAGATACTGTTCGAGCAACGTCTCGAACAGATCTTATATTACGTGCTTCTTCTTGTAATCTTCTATAGCGGCCTTGATAGCATCTTCGGCCAACACAGAACAATGTATCTTAACTGGCGGTAATGCCAATTCATCAGCAATATCTGTATTCTTAATCTGCCTTGCTTGGTCTAGTGTTTTACCTTTGACCCATTCAGTAACAAGTGAACTACTAGCGATAGCACTCCCGCAACCGTATGTTTTAAACACAGCGTCTTTTACTATATCGTCTTCAATTTTGATTTGGAGCTTCATTACATCACCACAAGCTGGCGCTCCTACCATCCCTGTGCCTACACCTTTATCGTTCTTATCCATCGATCCAACATTACGAGGATTTTCGTAATGGTCCAACACCTTATCACTATATGCCATTTTCATCTCCTAGCAAAGTGTGTATCAGTTATATTTATTCCATTTTATCTAGTTGCTTACGCCAATCGAATCCAGGATCAGGACTATATGGTATCTGCATTGAGCCCATACACGTATCACTCTTACCTGTTACTATTGTTTCGTTGCTTTTGCCTGCACCAACATATATACAAACTAGGTTACCACTTACGTGACCCATCCATACTCTACGTGCAGTTGTCATCTTGACTTGATCTCTTTCACCACGTCTTATTTGTTGTTCGTATGTGTACGGCTTTGTGGCTCCGTAGATTTTTCCCTTGGCCAATACCTCATTCGAAGATAATAGAGTAGCAACCATAATGATTCCAAAAACAATTATATCATTCCTTTGTTTGCTAGAGCCCAGTATATTAATCCTCCTACACAGCCTAGCAATACAAAAAGTGCAACTCCTATTTGTAGTGCTTCTATAAAGGCCGCTTGACGTTCTGCTTGTTTATAAATTTCTTTGTCTCTATGTAATCGTATCTTACGACGCATCTCTTTAAGTTCGTTCCAGGTACCGTATCCGAACCTCATGTTAAGCATGGCTTGTAATTCTTTTTCTTGTTCTATGATTCTTTTTTCGTGCAGTAATAATTGTAGTGCTTCTTCTTCTACTGAACCTGCTTGAAATAATTTTTTGAATAAGGGTGGGTTCTTCTGTAACTGTTGGCCTTTCCGAAAGTCGGAAATTGCTCCATACCACTTGCCCATTTGCCCGACTGTGTTTTCAAAGTCCTGTCCGGCCTGGACAAATTTCTTTACTGTGTTGAATGCCGTTGTGGCGGCGGCTATAGCGGTAAAAGGATCTACTATTGCCCTCTCCTTGTATCTAAGAGTTTAAAACGATTGCCCTCAACTTGCTTTCGCTTACAATAGTATTTATGACAAATTTAATAATTCTTTAACTAACTTACTGGACGTAACACTATTAAAATGATAACCATCTACTGTTACTTTCCTTGGCTTCATCTTGTTAATGGTTTGCCATTCAAGTACACTAGGTGTAACAATGCTTTCCCAATCTATTAATCTATCCCAAGCATCGTACAACACACTAGGACGTTTAGGTAACGGGTGCCACATGAACAACACTAGCTCTACTTCATACTGTTTACATATTTGTTGTACTAGATAGATGTGTTGCAGTTGTCTAATGTAAACTTCGTAGTCGTTGTCTGCTTGATACTGTAGATAAAAGTTATCAAAGCCTTCGTACAACTGTTTGTTAAAATTTTTCTTGCCATGAAACTTTGCCATAGCATCTTTATTGTTGTTAGCATTTATACCTTGTAAAAACACATTGTCAACAAGATTGGAACCATAGCCACCTTGTGCTACACTCCTATCACTCTTACCTGTGTAGTTCATTCCTATTGTTTGTCGTAGCTCATGACTTGTTTGAAACACAACTAGATCGTATCTGTGTTGTGCTAGTTCTAGTGTTAACTTCTCAACGCCTATCTGTGTTCCATTGCCTGGACTAGACCTGACAGTTACATCGCCACTAATATGGCTAGGCCAAGGCTTATCGCAATAACCTGTGTCAGCATGGCTATCGCCAATACATAAAACTTTTCTATTTGGATAGTTCTTCGAACTCTGGGCAACCGTCATCTGTACAATAATCCTCTGGTGCCGCTTCTTGCTCTTCACGTAAACGTTGGCACTCTTCTGATGCCGGAGCAAACACGCAACCCAATACCTTACTAATCGCGTCTATGTTTTGAATGCTTGATGCCTGTTTGTTTGCTACAACTTTATTAGTAGAAGAACAACCAGTTAACAAACAAGTTATGATTAATCCTATAAGAAGTCCTTTCACAAAACTAATCCAAAGATGTGTGCTGTGTGATATGCCCATCATCTTTCTCATACGTTCATGATGGCCTTCTTGCCATCTAGTGAATTTGTTTAACCATTTCATATAGTATATTTAGTGCGACTTGACGTAACTGTTTTCAATCCGTGTTCTCTATCTAGATATTTGTATTGCAAGTTAGTTGGCTTGTACTGTTGTAACCATTTAAACACTATGCTTTTATCGAATGGTCCACAAGTGTAAACATCTAGCTGAACAAGTGCAGGAGCATTCTCGTCCCATACGTGCATCACTACATGACTTGTTTCTATGATGGCCGCAACAGTTAATCCTCTGTTACCTACCATAGTGCAATACTTTGCATAAGGTCCCATCAGTATCTTCATACCTATTTGTTCAATGAGATCTTTTACTTGGTTACTCGCCTGTTCTTCATCGTTGGGCGGATTAAGTACTTCCGCTCTTATAATAACGTGTTTGTGTTCTAAGGCCATTTGCTTGTTAGTCGGCATGGTTGTATTTATGATCAGGAGTGCGGGTAAGAGCCGCGAAGCGGTAAAGCCATTTAGAGCAATCGGTAGCGGAATTTTTTTCTGTCGCAAAGCGACTAGCGGTAGCAAAAAAAGTAGCGAGGTTTTTGGCTGTCTACGCCGAGTGTAAATTGGCTTGTAAATTATACCTCCGTTTGTAAATTGTGTAAACACCATACAGCTATATTCGTCTTTTATACGAGCTACACCCTTTTTAACCATAGTGCTTGTAGACTCCTTAAACAATGGTTTTTACCGTCTAAATGGCTCTTATTTGCAGTTTAAGTACTTTGACACTAGTAAGGTACTAAAGTGTGCTATAAAGACGTCTGTGTGCTTTTAAGACACCTATATGCACACGTTCTACCCGTGTGTAAACTCCGTTGCACACGTTCCGTATTACGTAGAGGCGTTGTTTTGGATTGGTAAATAAGTGTGGAGAATATAATATGTTTAATTGGATTAAGAAAGTCTTTGCAGTAAAGCCAGTGGCTAAACAAGCACCATTGGTTCTTAAGGACGAAGTCAAGAAGCTATCTAAAGCTAAACTTGACAAGATGACCAAAACAGAACTTGAAGCTTACGGTCGTAAGTTTGGTTATGAAGTTGATCGTCGTGAAACTAAAGCAAAGATCGTTAAAGCCGTAGCTAAACTAAAGTAGTCTAGCACCGTACGAGATCAAGTAGTCAGCACCAGCACGTTTGAAGATATCCGCACACTCACGCATTGTGCCAGGATCGTTGTCAATGGCAATCCATTCGCCTGACGTTTGGAATGCACCCGTTGGTTTACCCGTTGCTCGTTTGATTGGTTCTATTAGATCCAAGCAGGGCATCCCTGGCTTGACCATGCAGTAGTCTGCTCCGTCAAGTGCATACTGTTTGCTTCTACGTATAGCACCCTCGCGGTCGTGTACATCCAGTTGGTAATCTCTCACTATGCCCTTTTTGATCTTTACTGCTTCGCGCCATCCCTTGTAGAATGTGCTTTTAAATTTTGCACTATAGCTCATCACTTCTGCGCCGGTTACTTTTTTTATGTTGAATACCGTGTTCTTCTGACAGTCACTAGGGGCTACACAATCCGCTCCTGCATCCACAACTGCCTGTGCATAGTTTGTTAATAGTGTCTGTGTACGTTGTGCATCGTGTACGTGACAGTGGCCATCTTGCGTTGTTGAACACAAACAGATGTCAACAGTGATCTTTGCATGGTGTCCTACCAGTGCTTTGATCTTTTCAACTGCTTCACCTTGCCAACCCCATGTAGGCTCTGTGTCCTTTGTTAACGGGACTAGGAATAACAGGAACTCGTTAACGCCCTGTTCTTGATCTTGGTATATCCTATCCGGTGCATCATAGAGGCTGTACAGCTTGTTGTCCTTGCCCAAGAGTGTGTCCTGTGTGTCGCCTTCATGAACGAATATTGGTTGTATCAATTTCATCAACTAGTTCCTCCAATAGGGTTATAAACTTGTACACGGTTTGTACTTTTTCCTTTTCAGGTGCTTTGCTGTGTACGGTTTGCAATAGCTTGGGGTATTGTTCTGTAAGCCGAGTGTTAATGCTTTTCTTTCTAAGGGCACTAAACGCCTCTCTATTCTTTTCCGAGATCTTTACTGACATCATCAACCTTTCTCTCAACTGGCTGTTTGCTGATGCTGGCCGCTACAAAGCTGGCCGCCGCTAACATGGGTATGGTGTATACCATCTTGTCCGTGTAAAACGCAACTGCGTAAGTGGGTACTAGAACTATAATACCTTGGACTATTCCTGTGATGAATGCTTTCATGTGTGTATTTAACCCGATAAATACTCTGCTATATCTAATCAGATTGGGGGCACAATCAATGGATCTTAATGTACTAGTTCAGCTTTGGCCTATTGCTGTGGCGTTTGTTTCGCTGGTAATAGTTCTGGCCAAGATGTATAACCGCATAGACGTACTGGAGGAAAAGGTACGTACTCTGTTTGATCTACACAACAAGAGGTAAATACTCATTAAAAAGGGTTTATGAGTAAACTTAACATTAGTGATAACACAGCCATAAGTATGCCGATGCGTAACCTTATAAGCATCATCGGTGCTGTAGCTGTCGGAGTTTGGGCTTACTTCGGTATAACAGAAAAGCTAAACAAACATTCAACAACACTGGAACTGATGGAAAAGGATCTATCAGAGAACACGGAATTCAGAATCAAGTATCCAAGAGGTGAGCTAGGACAATCACAGAACGACCTAGAACAGTTCATGCTGATAGAGGACATATACAAATCAGTTGATACCATGCAGAAACATTTGGACAGCATGGCCAACAACAAGATAAACATAGAGTTCCTTAACAAGCAGATGGACAAGGTAACCAAGGACATCGAAAAGCTAAAAGATGCTGACAGGGATATCAAATACACAAACGGTAACGGAGACGCACACTAATGATAGTAGAAACAGTTGTAGCATTGTTAATGATCGTAAACAATGAGATCAAGGAACACAGAATACAGGACAACATGAGCAGTTGCCTACGTGGTAAACGTACCGCTGAAAGACAATACTCAGAGAGCGTCAAGTATCAGTGTATCAAATCAAAAGCTCAGATAGAAATATACATGGGCGAGAAAAGTATCAAAGCCCTTATACTAGAATAATTAACCGGCTGGTCCACCAAACACAGCCAATAGGAATAGCATAAGAGCAATAGCTATTGTAAACTTCCAACCATTAAAGAAGTCGTTCATTACTTCCCTTCTGGCGAAGGCTCCACATCGCTAGGTAGTGTGTCATAGGCCGCGGCATTGGAATGATCCAATTCAGTGGTATCAATGTGTGCTGGGTCGCCATGCTCGTGTGCAACGTCACCGCCCTTGTGGCTGTGTGTCGTTCCATCTTCGTGGGTGTGTTCTATATCGTTAGCACCTAGTGTGGTGTCGTCTGTGCTACCTGCATAGTCTGGTTGGGCAACATCACCTGCTGTTAACAGTTCATCCATGTCCTCCATGTCAACTCCACCCATTGCGGCTTCGTCCATGTCTGTCATGTCTGATTCCCATGCAGTATCTGAGGGGAATGGTGACTCTATGTTTAGGACTGATTCAACGTGATCCAATCGGGCTTTTATGCCATGCATCATGTCTTCCAGTTCCTGAATTTTGTTTAAGCTCATTACACTTTCCTTTCCTGTTGATGTTCACGTGTATTTAAGTCGAAATGGGTATTTAGGCCCTAAAAAATATACTGCGTAAAAATTTTAATGCGTGAATCTATTTAGGGGTGACCCATTGTATGTTAGGGTTCTCGTTGACCCAGTGGCTACCTTCTGATTCGGTTGTGGCAGTTCCTAGTACGTGTTCCCTGATACTCTTATCGGTGGTAGCACTAACGCCCACATCAACCGCTCCATACACGGTACTTGCGGTTGACTTCTGTGCGATACCCATGCCCAATCCGCCAAAGCTCATTAGAACGCTTGACCCACAGGCACTTAGGCTCGTACACAATACCATTAATGCTATTACTCTAATCATACTGTACTTATACTACTATAAAACACCTTTAAAGTCAAGTTTAAATACTAGTAATGGACAACATACATTACATAATGGATCACATATACACATTGGTATACAAGTACTACGTGTGGTTACCCTATGCACTACTGTTGATATTATTGGCACTTGCCATATGGGCAGTACACGAACGGGTTAACTAGTCCTTCTGATCCAAGCCACCAAGTTCTCTATGATCCAACCATAGCTGTTCCACCCTGGGTGTGCATCGTCCGGGAATGCACTACTAGATCGCATCAACTCATGTATCTCGTTGACCTTGTCCAATAGCTGACGTTTGGTCTTGTACTTGTCCATGTTGTTTGGATACACGTCCAGACTGC